TTGTTTTCCCTTTAGCCTCTATCTCCTTGCCGAGAAAACCGCCTACATAGAATAATTCTTCGATTCCTGTCTTCATGATTTCTCCTTATTATTTGACTTCATACCTTTTTCCTCGTACTGCCCGACCTGCCTTGTGTCTATCTCCCGGTCCTTGCTCTCTGCTGCCTTACGCTGCATCTCCATGTCATTGACAAGTCCGGCCCTCTTAATCTTCAGGCTCTCGGCGTCAAGCTCAGTGCCAAACAATGACACCTCTTGGTTGATCTGCTCCGTTGCAATCTTCTCATAGGTGAGGCGTGTCTCAGCATCCAACTTCCGAATCTTGGCATCCGTTTCATCGGTTTTGGCCTGCTTCTCTGCGATCTCGGCTTGCGTTTTGCTGACATCTGCATCCTTGCCAGCAAGTTCAAGTTCCTTCGCCGGATCGGGCGCTTGCTCACCACCCATGGCACTCTTCAATACTTCCTCAAAGGAGGGCAATTCTTCGGCCTTAATGGCCTTCTCGAACTCTTTAACATCCAATGCGCCCACTTGCTCCAGGAATTGGAGTATCTGAGGTGGCGTGCCAACCGATTCAAGTCTTCCAATGAACTCACCGAGCGGGCCAGACTGCATTCGCCTGATGATCTCCGGCCAATCCTCAACATTCAGGTTCTTCAGGAGCGCCGTCTGGTCGATGAATCCCTCTTTTGCCAGAGCTAGAGACTCTTCCCTCTGCTGCACCCTTGATATCGGCATTGTAGAGCCTGAGACAACCGTGAGCTTCGCCGGGACAATGATACTGTGACCGTTAATGGCCGCCGTCTCCTGCTGACCATCCACCTCATAGGTAATCATCCTGTCCTCTGTGTACCAGTTCATTTCACTGGACAGGAACATGCGACCTCGTTCACGGACCATCTTGTCGTAGTTGCGTATCTTGCCCCTTCGCATCGTCCTGGCACGCTCTAAGAGCGCTGCAATGGCTTTATACGAGATAACATCGTTTCCCTGCTGGTCTGTTTGGTCAAGGTCGAACGTGCCGGCTATCTTATAGAATAATCCTTGATAGATCTCAAGGAAGTTGGTCAGGTCCGCCGGGAACTTAGGGGGATCTACCCATCTAAGCCCTTGTGCCGTAAATGACGTTGACGGCTTAAGTATGTGCGGCCCATTGGTTATGTGGCTATCTGGAACGCCCGAATCATTGGGATTAATGAACAAGAGATGCGCCGCCTTATCCTTGAATAGGGTTATCTGGGATACCGTCTTGTGTATCTCGGTCTGTAGTGACTCCAGTTGCTCAACATCACACAGTCCATGGTTGCCTCCGGTGTCCTTGATTGATGGCGTCCAGGAATACGGGAACTTATCGAACAGGTGCGTCTTTCTGGCCTCCTCTATGGGAAGCGTAGGATTAATCGAGGGATTACCTTTGTCCTCAAGAACGATCTTGCCAGCATTGCAGGTAAAGACCCTGCGGATCTCGCCGGGATACTTGGGCTTCGTGGTACGTTTGATGCTTGTCTTCTCTCCGGCTTCATTAAGAATATCCTCATCACTGCTATCCTTCGTCCGATCCTTAACCCAGCACTCAACAACCAAGAGTTCTTCGCTTTCACCCTTCCCGGTAGCATGGTCCCCCAACAAAGTCTTGATGACTCCGCCAATGGTCCCAAGCGTGGACTTACCCTCAGAGCTTCCGGCCATTATCTCTCTGCGATCATCCCCCAAATCCTTCAGGTGCTCACTGTCGGACTTCAGATCCTTGGCGGAATTGGGCCACCTGCGTTTCGCCTCCCGTAGAGTCATGGAATGGAACTCAAGGACAGCCTCGGCCTTCTTGAATGGAGCTTTAACCGGAACCCAGCCGAAGTGATACGGGTCAATCGTGGTCGTCTCGACCTCACCCATGCCGTACTCAAGCGTAGGATTGAACATCACCTTCTCGAAGACTTCTCCATATGTCTCACCGACACGCATGGACATTTCAAGCACATCCTGTTGCTCCTGGTCGGTCCACCAGTATTCAGGAGTCTTCTGCAATGTCTCAAACATCTGAGCTTTCTCTTCCGGGATCATGCCCAATGGAGCCACATCAAACGTGGGATTGTTGTCTGTGCCCTCGTTTACCGTGCGCTCCCGGTGAGTGTAGATAAGGTTTGCGGTATTGAGCGGAACCTTGTCGCTCTTCTGACGCCATGGCTTATTCCGTCCAAGCTCATAACTGCGCTTCCACATTGTGGGCCGGCTCATAGCTTCACGATCCTCTATGACCTCAGTTACAAGCTCGAAGATCTTGAGTCCTACATCGGCATGCCCCTCTGACGGCAATAGTTCCCTGCTTTCTTCTTTCTTTTTAGACATGTGATTTCTCCCTACTTATCATGACTCTCCTTGTGCTTCTTCCGCATGTGTGCCACCAGTCCGGCTTGGGATTTGCAGACTTTAAGGCAGTGAGGACATTGGAATGGAACCAGTACATTTTGTGCCGCATCGAGCAAGGCAGACGGATCTTTGAGCCTGATCTCATTGAGCTTGGTGCTGTAGTCAACATCAATCTCCTTCACCTTATCCTTCACCTCGTGCCACCCCTCATGCGTCAACAGCTTGTGAGGGTCATTGAACGGCCTCCTGAGACACATAGGGCATACGATATCCTCCTGCGTGACTGATGGGTGAAAGGTAGGTGGGCATTCCCGATCCAGGTATAGAGGTTTGAACATTGCCCCGGTGAGCGGTACGGACAGGTCAACAGGGTCAAATTGTGCCAATGGCGTGCGGCATATTTCGCAGAGTAATAGCTTCATGACTTCTCCTTCGCTCCCAGTTTCGTATGCGCTATCTGGGAGCAGTGAGCTGATTTCAATAGATTCTTCTTCATATCTTCCATGTCCCAACTATCGGATTTCACCCAAACAAGGATCTCCCATAAGTATTTGAACGCATCATTCAGTGGACCCTCCCAGGTCTGTATGTCCACACAAGAAACTGAGCCGGTATCATATTTCCTACCCATTGAGGTTATGTGTAGGGCCATCATACGTGAGAAGTCTTCCCATTCTTCCACCTTATCGCTCATGCCTCATTCTCCCTCAAATCATGTGCTTTACCGATCTTCATTTGACGTGTCGCCAGCCTGATCCTCTCATTCGCTATATCAACATTATGATGATCTTTATCAATCAGGATATACGACATGCCCTCTTCTATCGCCGCAAGAGCCGTTGTTCCTGATCCACAGAACATATCCAACACTATCCCGCCAGGTGGTACGATGAGCCGTATCAGGTAGCGAATCAGTTTGATAGGTTTTACCGTTGGATGGTTGTTACCCTCTCCACGTTCTGACTTTGATGCCTTCGCTACATAAAAGAATCGGGCGGCGGACCTATTATCACCATCTTGTTCTGTAAATATCTGCCCCGGTTGTCCTATTCCGAACATTCCATCGGTATGAGTTGTTTTCTTTACGCTTCCACAAGGTTGTCCTGTATTCGGAAACAACCCCACCACTTCATCAGAACCGTCCGTAATAACATTAGCCGGAAATCGGCCCAAGGGAGACTGTGGATTGATAGTTTCGTTTGCTTTTCCAAACTTTGTATTATCGGTTCTACGGGGTTTTCCCAACGCCCTATCGTTTCCCATATCACCTTCCACCCGGCACCCATCAATATTCAATCCACCCGTTCCCCACTTCAAGACGTTCGCCGCTACGGTCTTTTCACTCAGAGGCTTACGGGCAAGGCAGATAGGTTCATTGGCGGGCTTAAGAGCTGTACCGAAGCCGTCCCATTGGATAGCTTCGGGAGTGGCGGGGGCGGTGATGTCTATCAGTTTCGGTTGATTTAAGATTTTGGAAAACTCGCTATTGCCTCCACTTCGCCCACCTTCACTAATGCGCGTTCCAACAACTTCCCTCTCCGCCCCCTTCATCTTGTCGATATTTTTTGATATGTTTAAGCTTTTTGGGAATCCACTTCCATACAGCCATTGAATTTGATCTCTGATCTCAAACCCTGCATCCTCGATATTGACAACCATCCTGTGGTATGTCCTCGTACCGCCAAAACTGAGAAGGAAAGCACCCGGTTTCATTACACGGTAAACCTCTTGCCATTGCTCAACGG